ATGAGGTCTAGAAATGTTGAATTTAATGCTTCTAATCTCAAACCAAACACAAGATTTTATCAATTCCTGGATGGTAATAGTGGTGTTGATTTAATTCCTAAGTTAATTGAAATTTCTAACAATAGGCAACTTACTGGAAATGGAGCATCTGCTACATTTAGTATTGGAGAAACTGTAATTGGAACCGTTAATAATCAAGAAAGGATAAGATTTAGAGTTTGCTCTCCAAATCATAAATTTGGACCTTTCAATTCACCAACATCAATTTATAATCAAAATCCATACGATCCAATAAATTCTATATCTAGTAATTATAGTTCATCATCAAGTATTCTTAATGTAGATACTGCAGCACTTGCAGAAAATTCTCAAGGAGACTTTTTCGGATATCTTGAAAAAGGAATGCAATTGGTAGGACAAAATAGTAGAGCAATTGCATTTGTGAAAGATATTAGATTAATATCGGATAATTATGGAGATCTTATTGGTTCTTTCTTCTTAAGAAATCCAAATGGAGCACCAAGACCTAATGTAAGAATATCTACAGGAACAAAAACTTATAAACTTACGTCAAGTTCTACAAATTCTCCTGGATTGCCTGGAAGTAATTCCGTCTCTTTTGCGGAAACAAATTATACTGCAGTTGCAACTTTAATTAACTTCCAAGCTACGGTAACAACAAATACCACAACTACCACAATTAATAATACTATAAATGCCACTGTTGGGGGAAATGTTGAGGTAGCATATTCCGATCCTCTTGCTCAAACATTTACTGTTGGTGGAAATATTCAAGTTAAGTCCGATATTGATACAGATGATGATGTGAATGGAGCATTTTTAACCTCTGTAGACTTGTACTTTGCATCTATTGATAGTGGTAATGCACCTATCACAGTTCAAGTTAGATCTACATTACTAGGAACTCCTACCTTAGAAGTTATTGGCAATTCATCAGTAACTCTTAGACCTAGATCTGTTGATGAAAATGGTGTTGAAACTCAACTCATTCAAACATCGGATACCGGAGAAATTGCAACTAATGTCAAATTCCCAGAACCCGTTTTCTTAGCACCGGGAAGAGAATATTCTATTGTTCTAATTTCTGCACAAAGTGACGAATATGAAGTGTGGACTGCGGTTATGGGAGAAAAAACTGTTAATACACAGTCTCTTCCAGATGTTGATCAGGTAATCTATACTCAACAGTTTGCTCTTGGTTCATTATTTAAATCTCAAAATGGTTCTATTTGGACAACAGATCAAAATCAAGACCTTAAATTTAAATTATACAAAGCAGAATTTACCGAAACAACAGGATCTGTATATTTTTATAATCCACCATTAGATGTAAGTAATGGATATATTAGAAAATTAAATAACAATCCAATCACTGTTCTTCCAAAAACAGGAAAAATTGGTATTGTTACCACAACAGATTCTGATTTTATTGGTATTGTAACTGTTGGCAGAAAACTTGCCGGAAGTAATGGTAATGGAGGATCTGCTATTGTTGTTGGGCAAGGAAGTTCCGTTAGTAGCGTTAGTATTACAGATGGAGGTATAAATTATCCCGTAAGTGTTACTAATGAAGTAGTAAGTACTTATAATATATCAGGAAAAGGTGAAGATCTTAAACTTCTCATTACTACAAATGCAACTGGAACAATTACTGGAGTTGGACACTCTACTATTGACTTTGGAAGTGGATATCAAGTAGGAGATATTGTTGGAGTTAAAACTTCATTAACATCCACAGAAACTGGTAGAGATTCTAGAATTACAATTACTGGAATCACAGGATTAAATACTTTATATCTTTCAAATGTTCAAGGTGAATTTGGTGGAAATGGAAGTGGAAAGGAATTTGCAGTTGGTGCTGCAGTTAGTTATTATAGTGATACATCTACAATTGTATCTGCTGCAGGAACAAACATTATAAGTTCTTCTTCAGATGGAGGAGTATATTCTGGCAATTACTTTAAGGTGGATCATTTTAATCATGGAATGTATTCCACTACTAATAAATTGATAATAGACAACATTAAATCTGATGTTCCGACAACTGTATTAGATTCTCAACTAAATGTTGGTGATGTGACAACAATCAGTGTTGCTTCTACAGCAAACTTTGTAGTTTTTGAAGGGAAGAGTGTTTCGGGATCATATCCAGGATATGTAAAAATTGGAAATGAAATTATTAAATATGAAGGTTTAGGATCCGGAACATTAAATATTAGTAGTAATGGTAGAGGAATTGATAATACTATTGCAGTTAATCACTTTGTAGATGCTGACGTAGAAAAATATGAATTTGGTGGTGTTTCACTAAGAAGAGTTAATGGGATAACAACCTCTATTGTTTCTCCAATAGATATTGATAGTTATCATGTAAGAATTAGTAGGTCATCTAATAACGGAAGTTTAAGATCGAATGACGGAGAACCAGGACCTGGTTCTCCTCAACTATCATTTAATGATGAAAAGTTAATTGGTGGAGGAGAAATTGTTGCCACTCAAAACTTAATTTATGATGCAATAAATCCAGTATACGATATTCTGACTCCAGGGTCAACAACTTCTGTAACTGGACAAGTTAGAACTATAACTGCAACTAGTGTTAGTGGAAATGAAGTTTCATTTAATGATAATGGATATCAAGAAATTCAATTAAATTCTTTAAATTCTTTGAATTCATTAAGAATGGTTGCCTCAGAGGTAAATCAGAATGAGTATTTGACAACTTTGCCAAGAAAAAAATCATTTACAACTGCAATTGCATTCAATTCTAATGATCCGAATTCTGCATTATCTCCAATACTTAATCTTGATACTGCAAGAACAGAACTTAATGTGCCTCGATTAAACAAACCAATTAGTGATTATTCTGGTGATAGCCGTGTAAATTCGATATTATTTGATCCACATTCTTCAGTATACTACTCAAATATAAACTCTCTCCAGAATCCAGCTTCCGGATTAAAAGTTATTATTGCTGCAGAAAGACCAGGAGATTCTGATTTTAGAGTCCTTTATACTACAACAAAAGCAGATTCTAGTGAAATTATACAATCTTATGAACTATTTCCTGGATATGATAATTTGAAAGAAACTACCGAAGGATTTTTAGTTGTTAATCCATCCAAAAATAGTGGATTACCTGATAGAAAAATTAGAGCAAGTCTTGACGGAGAATTTTTGGAATATGAGTTTACGATTGAAAATTTGGATTTATTTACTGGATATGGGATTAAAATAGTAATGAATAGTACAGATCAGGCACAAGCACCTCGTTTAGCAGACCTTAGAGTAATTGCACTCAGATGATAAAAGTACAGGGAAATTCAAATCTATATCGAGATGAAAATTCTGGCGGTATCATAAATTGTGATACTGCCAATTACAATCAATATGTAAATTCTATAGCACAAAAAGATTTACGTAAAAAAGAATTAGATAAAATGAAAAATGACATTGAAGAAATTAAGACACTTCTTAAAGAATTGATAAAGAATAACTAGCCTAGTCAATTCATATAAATATCTAAAGGTATGTTAGCACCATAAAATAATGTCTGTTTATGTATCAAATATTGTGATTGAACAAGGATATGATTTTGATACGTCTTTTCAATTAGAGGATACTAGAACCGGAACCCCATTAATACTAACTAATGCTTCCCTTGAGGCAAAGTTGAGAAAGTATTATGGATCCACTACAGCAGTATCTTTTGCATCATCAATTACTGATCCAAATTTGGGTATTATTCAAGTTTCATTAGGTTCAACTTTATCGGTTGATTTAAAACCTGGGAGATATGTATTTGATGTGAAAATTACAAATTATGGCAAAGAATATAAAGCTGTCGAGGGTGCAGCACTAGTACGAGGGGGAGTAACCAGGTAATGCCTAGTATTAACGACAGAATTGGATCTCAGAATGTAATTCGTGTTTTATCCAATGCTTCAGCACCACCAACACATTTAGTAGATTTAACTGATGTAGACTCCACTCTAAAAACTGAAGATGGGATGATCCTTGTATGGGATCTTTCTACAGAAAAATTCTATATGACGGATACGATTGATTCGTCATCCTTAAATATTACTGGTATTGTATCATTTTCAAATATTATAGATTCTACTGCACCTACAAATGGTGCTTTAGTTATTGATGGTGGAATTGGAATTGGTAAAGCAGTTAATATTGGTGGAGATATCTCAGTTGCTGGATTATCTACATTTACATCCAATGTTGATATAAATGCTGCTGTTGATATTCTCAATGGATTAACAGCAAATTCAACATTCAAATCCGTAGGAATTACAACTCTTGCTTCTGCAGGAGGTATCACTACAACTGGTGGAAATCTAAATGTAGGTGGGAATCTAGAAGTTGCCGGAACTGCAACTTTTGGAACTGGAACCGTTACTATTGATGGTGATAATGATAATATTGTTGTTGGGAATGGGATTACTATATCTTCAGAAGGAGGGATAACTACTCCATCTATTAATATCGGCGGATCCATACAAGCAAATTCATTAAGTATTTCTGGTGCTTCAACTCTTGCTTCTGCTGGTGGTATTACAACTACCGGAGGAGAACTTTATGTAGGTACTAATCTAGAAGTTGCCGGAACTTCAAACTTTATTGGAAATGCCACATTTAGAGGTGGTACAATTGGAATTGGCGATTCTACTGGAGATGATATTGATGTTGGTGGAGAATTTGTATCCAATTTAGTTCCAAATACTGATAATACTTATGATATTGGTATTACAACACAAAGATGGAGAGATGGGAAATTTTCTGGTCTCGTAACTACTACCAATTTATTTGTTTCTGGGATATCAACTTTTCTTGGAGATAAGCATGTTACAGGCAATGTCAGGATAACTGGATTTGCTTCTGTTACTGAAGGTTTATATTATGATGCTAACGATTATGATGGACCAAACGGAATTGCATATTTTGATGATACTGGAAAACTAATTGGTGCTGCTAGTACAGAAAACGCATTAACTGAAAGTTATTTTGTACTAACAACTAATAACGTAGGAATTCCTACCTGGACTTCTGTAATTGATGGAGGAGTATATTAATGGCTAAACCTACTACTAGACAAGAACTTGTCGATTATTGCCTTAGACAACTTGGAGCCCCGGTTTTAGAAATAAATGTTGCCGATGAGCAAGTCGATGACTTGGTTGACGATACTCTCCAATATTTTAATGAGAGACACTATGATGGTGTTGAGAAAATGTATCTTAAGTATAAAATTACTCAAGATGATATTGATAGGGGAAGGGCAACGGGAACGGATGGGATAGGTATTGTAACAACAACTGGAACAGCAAATGTTGCTGGTTTTGGAACAACAACATTTAATTTTTATGAGACTTCAAACTACATTCAAGTTCCAAACTCCGTCATAGGGGTCGAAAAAATATTCAAGTTTGATACTAGCGCAATCTCTGGGGGAATGTTTAGTATTAAGTATCAATTGTTTTTGAATGATCTTTATTATTTCAATTCAGTTGATTTACTAACATATGCAATGACCAAATCTTATTTGGAAGATATTGATTTTTTACTGACGACAG